AAAACCAATGATATGGGAGGCCATTTTCTTAAAATGGTAATCTATGGCGAAGCTGGCGCAGGTAAAACGCGGCTGGCCGCAACAACCGGCGCCCCCACTGTGGTGATTAGCGCAGAGGGCGGCTTGCTGTCTCTACGCGACCACGACATAACGGCCATCGAGGTGAAGAGCATCGCCGATATTCAAGAGGCTTATAAATGGCTCGTAGGGTCCAAAGAAGCGCAAGGGCTGCGCTGGGTCTGCCTTGATTCAATCTCTGAAATCGCTGAAGTGTCACTAGCTCACGAGAAAGCAGAGAACAAGAACACTATGCGCGCCTATGGCCAGATGGCTGATCAAATGACTCAGTTGATTAGGGGCTTCCGAGACCTGCCAGAGCGTCATGTCTACATGACCGCAAAGCAAGAACGAGTGCAGCTTGATGATGGCTCCATGGTATTTGGGCCATCGATGCCAGGTAAGAACTTGACGCAGGGGCTTGCCTACTTCTTCGATGAAGTCTTTGCGATGCGTGTCCACACTGACGAAGAGGGCACTATCCAGCGGTGGCTTCAGACCTCGGCCAACGGGACCCACGCCGCCAAAGATAGAAGCGGCGCGCTTGAACTATTTGAACCGTGCGACTTGTCGCAAATTAAAACCAAGATTCTAGGAGAATAAACACATGGCAAATTTAGCACACATCAACATTGACAACGTAGACATTGGCCCCGATTCCGGCGAAGGCTTTAGCCTTATTCCAGAGGGGAAGTACATGGCCAAGGTAACAGACTCAAAGCTTACCCCAACCCGTGCGGGCAATGGTCACATTTTAGAGCTCACTTGGCAGATTCAGAGCGGCCCGCATGAACGGCGCCTCATCTGGGACAAAATCACGCTGATTCATACAAGCCAGCAAGCCCAGGAGATTGGACGCAAGCAGTGGAAGAAAGCACTGCGCGCCGCTGGCATTGACCACAGCCCGCAAGATTCTAGCGAGATTCACAACAAGCTGGTGCGGATTCAGGTGAAGACCAAGCCAGCATCGAACGGCTTTGATGCTTCTAACGCCATCGCGGCTTATTACCCTGCGCCTAAACAGGCAGATATGAGCCAGCCAGCGCAGCCAGCAAAAGCAGCCGCAACCGCGCCTATCGCCGGTGAACCGCAAGCGGCGCCACCTTGGGGTGGTGCGGCAGGTAACCCACCATTTTGACAATTTAACCAAAGGCTAGCGGGTGTGATTCGCACCCGCCAGCCGGGGGTATATGATGGCGAAACTTCCGAAGATGCAACCGCCAACAATAGCAGAGATTTATCATCAAATTAAGCGCGCCGCCAGTCCATGGCAGCGTGATCATATGGGATGCTCTGGGCTTGGCGATGATTGCGAACGAAAAATCTGGTACAACTGGCGCTGGTGGCGACCGCCTGAGTTTGATGGCAGAATCCTGCGGTTATTTCGCCGGGGTGAAATCGAAGAAACTTGGCTTATCACTGACCTGCTCGCCGCCGGTATAACAGTGAGCGAAGGGCCAGAGATTGGCAAGCAATGGCGCGCCAGCGCTCTAGGTGGCCACGTGGGCGGCTCAATGGATGGGGCTTTGCTTGGGCTTAAAGAAGCGCCTAAAACGTGGCACTGTGCCGAATTTAAGACGCACAATAAGAAGAGCTTTGACGACCTTGAGAAGAAGCGCGTCAGAAAAGCAAAGCCGATGCATTTCGCTCAAATGCAGCTGTACTGCCATCTCTTCGGATTGACCCGGTGGGCATATTTTGCCGTGTGTAAAGATTCGGATCGCATCTATTACGAGCGGGGGGAATATGACAAATACTTCGCCGGGCAGCTTATGGAGCGGGCCAAGTATTTAGTTGAATCGTCAGAGCCTCCGGCTAAAATCTCAGAGCGGCCAGACTATTATCAATGCCGTTGGTGTCAGCATCTTGACGCATGCCAGACCGAAATAATTGGGCCGGTCAAAACGTGCCGAAGCTGCAGACACTCAAAGCCGGTCATTGAGGGAAAAGGGGGTCAGTGGATTTGTAAGCTTGGCGGGCAATCGCTGAGCGGGGAAGAACAGCGCAAAGGATGCGCAAAATATGAACAAATCGGCAGCCGTGCGCTGCCGCTATTTGGGGGATAAAATTAATGATATTTTGGGGAATTGTTGGATGCTTCTTTTTTTCAATGCTGATTGTAGCGGTCGAAGAGAAGCGCCGAAGCCGGGGAATGATTGAGCGCCTGCGCTCTGAAGTCCTTAATCATCAACGCAAGAATGCAATGAGCGAGTACCACGAGCCGGGAACCTGGCGGAAGTGATGCTTAAAAAAACAAGTTATTGTCAGGGGTGCATCAAGACTGATGTCACCTTGAAACTGACAAAAGCGGATGAGAAGCCGTACTGGCTTTGTGAGAAATGTTTAAATCCCTTACCTCGTAAATCTTACGAGCTAGGGCGGGCCAACAGTCGCAAAAACTGGCCCGGAGATGATGAAACCAAAGAGGCCAGTTAGGGCCAAAAAAATAGGGGTATTACTATGAGAGATATCGGAGAACGGCGCCCCAGTGCGCCCAGACAAGAAAAGCAAAATGATTTGTGGTGGTTCAAAGGGCTGCTATTTGTTGCCGCTCTTTTGGCAACAGCTGCCCATTTTGGCCTTCAACGAAGCTTTGCGCTTGAGCGTGCCGCCGTTGGTCCGCGTGTGCTTGGCGACCTGGTCAGGGACACAAAGGAGACTGACCGGCTGCGCGAACTTGACTACGAGCAAGGCAAGGCTTCAGAGCTTAGTCGAATTGAAGACTATTCAGAAGATGACCGCGCCGGACTGGCTGCGATTATTGCAGGGGGTGAGTGATGGCAAAGCGCGAAAAACCAAGAGAATTGATAGACCTCGAAACGTGCCAAGCATTAATGGCAGGCATCGAGGGAACGTGTAACAATCTGGCCGCTTATGGCTCTGAATTTGTGGGCCGTAGTTGGTGCACTGATAATGAGGCCAATGTGAAGGTTGCAGCAATTTATGAGGAAACCGTTAAGGCACTGCGTGCCGCTTATCGCGGGCTAAGTGTTGCCGAAGAGATTTTAGAACAAGAGGCCACAAGCCTGGTGCCAGTGCGGCGGCCTGGCGTTGTCCGTCGCCTGCTTTTAGGAGGTGCGTGATGTATGTACCAGAATGGTGGTTAATGCCTGATGTTCTTTTTCTTCCGTCCGTGTTTGTATGGGTTGGGTGTGGGCTGTATGTAACGTGGAAAGTTATCTCGTGGTTAACGCCTGCGCGAAGGCACGAGAGAACAATAAAGCGCATTGAAGCCGAATTTAAAATTAAGGAAAGGCGTCAAAAACTTGAGCTTGAGCTGGCATGGAACAAGGATAGGTACAAGCGTGATAAAGTTTTTTATGACAAAATCAGCAAAAGTTACTGAGGAAAAACCTTTCAGAGGGGGGAGATAATGGGAAGTTTTTTTGGATGGATGCTTGGCTTTTTTGGCGCTGTTGGCGTTGCGATGCTGATTCGTGAGGGGTATGAGAAATACGCCCGCGATAACTTGCGGCGCAAAATAGAAAAAGCATACAATGACTGACAACCGGCCCCGCTCGCAACGGCGTGAAATAGGGAAATCCCTCAAACAAGATTTCTTGATTTTACAAACTTAGAGCGGGGCCACTTTTAGGGGTATTTGATGGATGATTTGATTAAGTTTGACAAAGAAATGAAAGCGCTAAGCTGCCCAGTTTGTGGTGAGTATTACAACCACTTAGAGAGCGTCGCGATGAGCTTCAACTCAATGGACGGAAACGGCCGCAGGATAGCTGTTTTGGGCTTTTCTTGTGAGCATGGCCATAGCTTCGACGTGGTGGCCAATCAACATAAGGGCCTTACTTTTCTGCATTACGCAAACGAAGAAGACGAGCCTATACAATAGCGCAGAGGTACCCGCCACATATGAAGTATTGGGCATAGACTAGCGCGGCCATGGGTACTTGTCCCACCGGGCCATCTCTCGACCAGCTTCGCCCCTGGTGTCAATATGGGTAAAGGTCGAATACAACCCCAGCCCGTAAGCACTGCCAAACCTGCGCGCTATGTTCTCGAGCGTGATGTACAGCTTTAGAATGTGTTCACCGTGGCGCTTAGTCGCGTCAACGTAAGTGATATCGGCAGCCAAGACTCGCCCATCGTCTTGGGGTAGGTGCAGCGAATTAACGGCGCCCCCTACATGAGCATTATGAGACACGCACCGATAAGAACTATTGACTCGAAGCGGGCCAAGTTGAATGCGGGCCGTATCCAAGATTGACACAA